AGTATAAAAAAGAAACAGGAAGAAACATTGAAGACTTTATTAAACTTAATAGAGACCTTGATGAAGTAAATCCTGATAAGTTGCTTCGTGATTATCTTACCGAGACAGAGAAAGGTCTTGACGAGGAGGATATTCAATCTTTAATGGAAGACTATTCATATGACGAAGAGTTAGATGATGAGTCAACTATTAAGAAAGCGAAGTTGGCTAAAAAGAAAATGGTCGCAAAAGCCAAAGAGTATTTTGAATCCCAAAAGGAAAAATACAGAATCCCTGCAGAGTCTGCAGGTAGTTCTATTTCCAAAGAAGATTCAGAAGCCTTGGAGGATTATAGACAATATGTTCAAGAGTCAGTGTCATTAAGTGAGCAACTCCAAAAACGAGAGCAGTGGTTTAAAGACAAGACAGGTGAAGTATTCGGTAGTGAGTTCAAAGGTTTTGAGTTTGCATTAGACGATAAAAAACTTGTTTATGTTCCCGGAGATGGACAGGAAATGTTGAAAGTACATCAAGACCCTACAAACTTTACGAGAAAGTTTATTGGGGAGGATGGTCTTCTAACAGACCCTGTTGGTTATCACAAAGCATTGGCGGTTGCAATGAATCCTGAAAAATTTGCTAAGTTCTTTTATGAGCAAGGCAAGTCGGAGGCAGTTGACGATGTTATGAGAAAGACAAAAAATATTGATATGTCTACTCGTAATGTCCCACAAAACCTCAACACAGGAGGAACAACCATTAGAGCAGTAAACCAAGATTCAGGTCGAGGTTTGCGAATTAAAAGTAACAAAAACTAAAACTAAAAAACTAAAAAAATGGCAGTTCAATCCGTTCCGGGATATCAGTTGCAGCCGAGTGCACAACAGGTCCCTTTAAAATCAAACTACATTACCAACTTTGATTTCTTGAATCAGTATCTTCCTGATACCTATGAGAAAGAATTCGAGCGTTACGGTAATCGTACAGTTGCATCTTTCCTACGTATGGTAGGAGCAGAGATGCCTTCTAATTCTGACCTTATCAAATGGGCAGAGCAAGGTCGTCTTCATACTAAGTATGTTGATTGTACCACTACAATTCTTGCAGGTTCTGCAGTAGCAACTTTCACTGTTAATGATACCTTGATTCCTGCATTTGTAAATGCTGCTTCAGGTTCTATCGCTATCCGTGTAGGGCAGACGCTTATGATTACCGCTAATGCAGGTGGTGCAAACCACAAAGCAATCGTTACTGCAGTTGATACTGCTCTTAAAACGTTTGACGTAGCGTTCTACGATGCCGCAGGTATCACTAACGCTGCTAATACTGATAAGTGGACAGTATTCATCTATGGTTCTGAATTCAAAAAAGGAACTAATGGAATGGTTGGTTCTTTGGAATCTGACGATGAAATCTTCGAGAACTCTCCTATCATCATCAAAGATAAGTATGCAGTATCAGGTTCTGATATGGCTCAAATCGGATGGGTAGAAGTAACCACTGAGAATGGTGCTTCAGGTTACCTTTGGTATTTGAAGTCAGAGCACGAGACTCGTCTTCGTTTTGACGACTACTTGGAGACTTCTATGATTGAAGCAGTTCCTGCTGAATTAGGTTCAGGTGCAGCATCTGCAGCCGGAGACGTTGGTAACAAAGGTTCACAAGGTATCTTCTACGTTGTTAACTTGCGTGGTAACGTATGGGGCGGTGGCTTCCCTGTAACTCTTGCCGACTTCGATACTATCGTATCTCGTTTGGACAAGCAGGGTTCTATCGAAGAGAACGTAATCTTCGTTGACAGAAACTTTAGTTTCTCTATTGACGATATGTTGGCTGCTCAAAACTCTTACGGTGCGGGTGGTTCTTCTTATGGTCTATTTGAAAACGATAAGGATATGGCTCTTAACTTGGGCTTCACCGGATTCCGTAGAGGTTATGATTTCTACAAGTCTGATTGGAAATACTTGAACGACCCAACTATGCGTGGAGGTCTTCCTTCTGTTGCAGGTTCAGGTAAAGTAAGCGGTTTGTTGGTTCCTGCGGGTTCTACTACTGTGTATGACCAAATCCTTGGCAAGAACGCTAAGCGTCCTTTCCTACACGTGCGTTACCGTGCTTCAGAAACTGAAGACAGACGTTACAAAACTTGGATTACAGGTTCTGCAGGTGGTGCTGAAACTTCTGACCTTGACGCAATGGAGGTTAACTTCTTGTCTGAAAGAGCAGTATGTACTTTAGGTGCTAACAACTTCTTCTTGTTCCAAAACTAAGAGGAAAACAAAATCGGGGGGGTGTCTTTGAAGACACTCTCCCTTTTTTTTCTTAATAAATCTAATTCTAATTATATCTAAAAATGAAACAGAAAGTAAACGTAGCAACCGACAAGGTCTACAAACTCGTAAAAGACTCGGCTCCATTGTCTTATATGCTGCCTACACGTCACACATCACAATTTCCATTATTGTATTTTGATGAAGAAGCAGGAGTGAATCGTGCTCTTCGTTATGCACGAAACCAAAAATCACCTTTCGAGGATGAGCAAGATGGTAACGTGGTATTGGAACCAATCATCTTTGAAGATGGGTTCCTTAGTGTTCCAAGAACAAATCCTGTACTCCAACAATTCCTTTTCTACCATCCATCTAATGGTATGGCATTTCAAGAGGTTAACGAGGAACGTGATGCAACTGCTGAAGTCGACAGACTTAATGCTGAGGTTGATGCGTTACTTGCAGCCCGTGACTTGAAAGTAGAACAAGTTGAAATGATTTCACGAGTACTATTTAATAGAGACGTTACTAAGGTTTCGACATCTGAATTGCGTAGAGACATTTTAGTTTATGCTAAGAATCGTCCCGAGGAATTCCTTGATATCGTTAACGACCCTACACTAAAATTGCAAGCAACAGTTTCCTTGCTATTTGAGAAAGGATTTTTAGCCTTTAGAAAAAACCGAAAAGAAGTTTGGTTTAATACAAATACGAACAAGACCAAGATGCTAAATGTCCCTTATGGGGAGGACCCAATGTTTATTGTTTCCTCGTTCCTACAGTCAGACGAAGGCATAGAAAACTATAAGTTACTTGAAAAACTCTTGTAAGTCTAAGACCCCTTCCCAAAAAGAAGGGGTTCTTTTTTTTTATTATCTTTGTAAAAAGGTTTACAGATGATTAACTCAGTTAGAAACACGGTTCTGTCTGTACTGAATAAAAATAATTACGGATATATTTCGCCTTCTGATTTCAATTTATTTGCAAAGCAGGCACAGTTAGATTTATTTGAGACTTATTTCTATCAGTACAATTATCAGATAAATAAAGAAAATGCCCGCCAATCAGGTACGGGCTATGCCGACATTAGAAAGGCAATGGAGGAGTTGATTGAGATATTCTCTGTTTACAATCCATTATCAAGAACTACTGTACCACCAACGGTATCAAATATATACAGTCTTCCATCACCTACAACTACAGGTGATGATTACTATTTATTGAATAAAGTATTAGTGTTCCCTGAAATAGTTACAAGCGGAACAACTACAGGTACTGTAGGTAGTGGTTTAAATATTATAGATTCTAACGCTACATTTATTACTGATGATGTTTCGGCAGGAGATGTTGTTGGATTTGTTCGCAGTGGAATCACTCAATATGTGACCGTTGTTAGTGTAAACAGTCAGACAAGTATTACGACTACACAAAGTGTTGTGTCTTCGACCCCTTGGAATGTAAGCGGAATTGCTTACGTAATCTACGATTCAAAACAAGAAGAGGCTGAGAAGGTATCTCATAGTAAAATAACTATGTTAAACAACTCGCTTTTAACTAAACCGAATTTAACCTTCCCTGCTTATACGCAAGAAGGTAATACGTTGTTTGCTTACCCTAATACCATTACCAATGTAGGGCAAGTGTCATCTCAGTACATCAGGTATCCAAAAGACCCTAAGTGGACATTCATTACTTTGGTTAGTGGAGAACCTGCATTTGACCAATCACAACCTGATTATCAGGATTTTGAATTGCCACTTGATTGTGAATCTGATTTGATTAATAAGATACTTCAGTACGCAGGTATGTCTATACGTGAGATTGCTGCGGTTCAGTTTGGACAGGGTCTTGAACAAATGGATAACCAACAACAACAATAATAGGCAATGGCATATATATCTCAATATCAGTATTACGAAAACGGAGGGAATCCCCCTCAAGACGCTAATTGGGGTTCGTACCAATATGTATCTCTATACGACATCGTTAACAATTTTATGTTAATGTATGCGGGAAATCATAGTCTAATCAATAACGAAGAAAGGTTTAAGGTTTTGTTTCACGCAAAACGTGCTATTCAAGAACTAAACTATGATGCGTTTAAAGAGATTAAAGTTTTAGAACTTAGTGTGGATGACCAACTAAGATATATCCTTCCCTCAGACTACGTCAATTGGGTTCGTATATCTATACAAAGAGATGGCATACTATACCCTTTAAGTGAAAACATTCAAACCAATTGGTCTTCTGCTTATCTTCAAGATAATACAGGGCAGATTTTGTTTGACCAAGACGGAAACGCTTTGTCTCCTCAATACTCTGAATTAGACTACAGAAGAATATTTTCTATACAACCAACCATCTATCTAAATTCCCTATCTCCTTTCAACGGAAGTATGGGGTATAATGATGATGGGAATTGGTATTTCACAAGAGGTGTAGGGGCGAGGTTTGGTTTAAATACCGAAACCGCAAACGCAAATCCTACGTTTAAGATTAATTCAAAGGGCGGAGTAATTAATTTTAGTTCAGGAATACAAGATGAATTGGTAGTTCTTGAATATGTGTCGGACGGTATGGAGAACGGCAATGACAGTTACGTAACTGTCAACAAACTATTTGAAGACTATGTTTACGCAGCCATTGAATTTGCTATTTTAAACTCTAAGTTCGGAGTACAAGAGTACGTTGTTAATAGAGCAAGAAAGAGAAAATCCGCTTTGCTTAGGAACGCAAAGATTAGGATTAGTAATATTCATCCGGGAAGATTGTTGATGAATCTGAGAGGACAAAACAAGTGGCTCAAGTAATATGGCAAACCTGACAAGAAATTTTATCGCAGGCAGGATGAATAAAACCGTTGATGAACGGATTATTCCCAATGGTGAGTACATTGATGCTCTTAACATTCGTATGGGTTCCACAGAGAACTCTGAGGTTGGTGTTGTTGAAAACGCAAAAGGAAACATTCCTTTAACCACTCTATCTTACAATGGTGTTCCTTTAAGTAGCAATGCCAAATGTATTGGAGCGTTTGAAGACGGCTCAGAGGAAACTATTTATTGGTTTGTACACGATGACAACTACCCAACTTCTCCTACAGGAAAGATAGATTTAGTGGTTTCGTATGACGACAACTCTAATACGACTACATACCATTTGATTAGCATCAGAGAAGGTGCTACCGCAAATACCACCCTGAATTTTGATTACGAGTATTTAATCACGGGGGTGAATAAAAAAGAAGATTTATTGTTTTGGACTGACAATTACAATCAGCCAAGATTTATTAATGTAACAAGAAACTATCCTAATCCTGCGGCAAACGCTGACGGGTTTAGTGCTGAGTCTATTCTTGTTATTAAGCAGCCTCCTTTGGCTGCTCCTAACGTGACTCCAACCCCTACCTCTTCTCAAGATAATTTTTTAGAGGAAAGATTTATTTGCTTTGCTTACAGATATAGATACGCTGATGGTGAATACTCAGCAACTTCTCAGTGGAGTAAACCTGCTTTTTTACCAAACACTTTTAGATACGATTTTTCAACTGCACTAAATAGTGGTATGATAGGGTCTGCAAATATGGCAGTAGTGTCTTATAACTCAGGCGGACCACTTGTAAAATCTGTAGAGTTGTTGTTTAAGGAAATGGAATTCCCTACCATTAGAGTTATTGAAAAAATAAACAAGTCTAATCAGGGTCTTGCAGACAATACCAATTACACATATGAATTTCAGAATAGCCAAATCTTTACGATTCTTGCAGACACTGAAATATTAAGACTATACGACAACGTACCACGACTTGCTAAAGCCCAAACAATGATGGGTAATAGACTTATGTTTGGAAACTATGTAGATGGATACGATATGGAAGACTTAGCAGGTAGTCCTGTGAGGTTAGAATATAGTATTGCTGCACAGTCAACTGACGTGGGTGCTACCGATTTGGAAAGTAGACTTGATAGTGGAACATACTCTTTTGGTGGAAGCAATACAATCGCACAGGCAGTAAGTTATGTTGACTTTACAGATGTAAACTTAGTTGCAGGTGCATTGTTAACTATAGACATTAGGTATTCGTATACTGCCTATAGTGGAGATACACCATATCCTACAGACGAACAGGCAGCGACTACCATTTCATTTACATACGTACTTCAGCAGCCATTTAATAGTGTTTACGACCTATCAATTGATACTGATTTCTTAGAGAAAATTGGAACTGCACTTCCTTCGGGAACTATTCAGACTGTAGCAAATTCTTGTAGCGGGACAACATTCACGGATGTGTTTAACTGTTCTGTTGAACAAACTCTTGAGGCTCCGGGAAACATTACCCTTTATAAATATGAGAGTGGTATCTCTGCAGCAGGTCAGCCTATAAATGTTATTTCATCTCCGGCTTCAAGTGAGATAGGGTTTCAGTTTCCAACGATGAGGTATGTAGATGACCCTACGTTTGCAACTATTACTCAAAACGTATACGCCTACTATAAGATTGAAGCCAATGACGTAACATACGCAGAAATTGGAAACCCAACAAGTTTGCATAGTAACCGTGGGTATGAGGTTGGTATCGTATATATGGATGAATTTAACAGAGCGTCAACTTCTTTAGTTAGTCCATTTAACTCTCTACATATTCCTTGTGGTAACTCAGAACTCCAAAATAAAATTCAGGTAACTATACCAACAGGACAACGAGCACCTTATTGGGCAAAGAAATATAAGTTCTGTGTTAAAGCAGACAAAGACACATACGAAACTGTATACTCAAGTTTCTTTTTTAGAGACCCAACATCAGGTGCTGATTTCTTTTTGTTAGATGGACAAAACTCTCAGAAGGTTGAGGTTGGTGATGAGTTAATCGTTAAGGCTGACACATCAGGACCGAGCAGTAATTGTGTGTATACAACAGTATTAGAAAAGGAAGCACAAACTGCGGGGTTCTTAGACCCTGCTCCTGTTGATGAGCAAGGAACCGACATTGCAGTTCCTCAAGGAGTTTATATGAAACTCAAAGCGAACAACTTTAGCACAACTACTGATATTGGCGACGGTCTTCCTCAAACTTGGACACAGGGAGAGAAGAAGAGTAATTCTAAAGACTCTACAAGTTGTGCTCCTATTAATTATCAAGTAAACGTTGAAAACCCCATAAGCCCGGGGACATATACTGACCTTCCTATTCCTGCAGGTAGTCGTATTTTAATTAAATATGAAAGTTATAGAATAGGTCGTTCTTGTAGTTTAGAAAAGAGACTGTATAGATATGAGAATAACTTTACATCTTCTCAAAACTATACGAGTTTTTATGAGTGGTGGATTGGAGATAACGTAGCGGGAACGCTTAACGCTTCTTTTGTTCAAAGAGAATCTGAGTGTAGTCAAGGAGAACCCGAGGCTACTTTTTATCCGGGGATTGTAACCTCGGCTACATTACCGTGTACTCTTGGTGTCGAAATTCAATTTGTTCAAGCCTCTGCTACGTCAAAACAATATTTAAGATACGGTGGTATCAAAGGCTACTCAGGAAGAAGAGCAAGAACTAATAATAAATTAGAGGTTGTTATTCAGCGTAGCAATAGTCTTGTTGTGTTTGAAACAAAACCACTTGATGCTGCTCCTAATTTATGGTATGAGTCTTCTGAGGTTTATGATATCAACGCACAAGGTGAGCACCAAGGTAACGTTCAAAACCAAGTTACTGCGTCTAACACTCCTGCAATTATTCTTACTGACTTTTACAACTGTTATTCATTTGGTAATGGTGTAGAAAGTTATAAGGTTCAGGATGCTATTGATGGAAAGAAACTTCAACTTGGCAACAGGGCTTTTATTACGACTACTACTGAGTACAGAGAAAGCAGAAGATTTGCTGATATCACTTACAGTGGCGTATACAACGAAGAGTCAAACATCAATAAACTTAACGAGTTCAATCTTGGGCTTTTGAACTTTAAATCTTGTGAGCAGTCTTTTGGACCAATCCAAAGATTAGTGTCAAGACAACGAGATATTTTGAACCTACAGGAGGATAGAATTTCTTACGTTCT